AGTTTCTGCTGTTTTTGATTGATCATAGCCTGCCATAAGACCGTTTTGGGTTTTATATGATCAGCTAAATGTTCAGGTATTTCCTGAGAATACCAGTTTTTATAAACTCCTTTAGGAGCTATAATTAAGGCACCATTAATTTTGCCATTATCATAAAGCATAGCAATATTATCAATAGCAACTTTAGTTTTACCAGTTCCCATTTCCATAAAGTATGCGAATACTTTTTTATTCCACGATTTTTCCAATGCAGTAGTTTGATGTGCATATGGTTTGGTCTTAAATTTATAGTTCATCTTTTTTCTACTTTCTAGTTGACAATATAAACATTCATCTCTATATTGTCAAGCATGAAAGACAAAGCGATAGTATATGTTATTCAAGAAATCCCAGGCACCCGAGAAGGTAGGCCTAAAATTAATATAATGGGCGCCCAAAAATATGGCGACATTAAGGTCTTATTAAAAGAAGACTCACAAATTATTTTTAGTCCGGGTCCTATAATTTTTTCTCTTAGGCAAAAATTAAAAAATTTTACGCAAGAGGATTATTTATTACTGACAGGCGATCCGGCTATTATTGGCGTTGCATGTTCTGTAGTCTCGGATACAACAAATGGTAAATACAATTTACTAAAATGGGATCGACAAGAAAGAATGTACTATCCAATTAAAATCAATCTATACGAGAAAGGAGAAATTGATGAGTAATGAAAACTTACAAAAGATGTTTGTCGAAGATGCACCGCAACAGGTGGATGAACTAGAAAATGTTAGAAGTCTTTCTAACTACGTAATTGATCTTCAAAAATTAGAAGAAGAAATAACGAAAGAAGAATCTCTTTTAAAACAAAAGAAAGAGAGAGCAGATAAAATTTCTGCAGAAGTTATTCCTGAAATTATGGAATCAATGAAACTAAAAACTCTTAAACTTCAAGATGGTTCTGCCATCGAAGTAAAAGAGATTTATAGCGCAACAATTCCTGTAGCAAACAGGGAAGGCGCCTACCAATGGCTTCGAGAAAATGACCTAGGTGATCTTATTAAGAATGAGATTACTGTTTCCTTTGGTCGTGGCGAAGACAACAAGGCAAGTGAATACACTAGCCTTGCAGAGAGTAAAGGATATCAACCTTCACAAAAACTGAAAGTTGAACCTATGACTCTTAAAGCACTGTACAGAGAGCGAGTTGAAGCAAAGCAAGACTTGCCTTCTGAACATTTTAACTTGTTCAAGGGAAACAGAACAAAAATAACAAGGAGCAAATAACATGTCACAAGAGACAAGAGACGTTACAGTCAAAAAAGAAGGTAACTTACCAGCAGAGTTGAATTTTATTCAAGATGCTGGAGCTGGACTTGAGAATATGGATAAAGACGATTTAGCTTTACCATTTCTTAAGCTATTACAAACAGGTTCGGATGAAACTAAAAAGAAACATGCGAACTATGTGGAAGGAGCTGAAGCAGGAATGTTCTACAATACAGTCACTAAAAAACTGTATAGTGGAGAAAAAGGTATCGAAGTAATACCTTGCTTTTATAAATTAACATATCCTGAATGGGCACCTTTCGAAAGAAAAGAAGGTAGACCAATTAGTCCTGATAGAGGTCCTGAAATTTTAGCTAAAACTAAAAAGGATTCTACGGGAAAAGATGTTTTGGAGAATGGGAATCAAATTCTCAAAACTGCAAATCATTTTGTTATAATTAATGGGGAAAGACCAGAAAAAGCCTTAATGGCTATGAAATCTACTCAATTAAAAGTGAGTAGAGGTTGGAACTCTATAATTAAAGATGAGTTTGAAACTGATCCTAAAACTAAAAAGTCTATACCGGCTCCATCATTTTCAAGAATTTATAAATTAAATTCTGTGGAAAATTCTGGAAGTTTTACTTGGCACGGATACAAAGTATCTTTGTTAAGAAAAGTGGATAATGCAGCCATCTATCAGATGGCTAGAGAATTCCATAATTCTTTAAAAGCAAGTAGCGCCAAAGCAGAAACAAAAGAAGAATCTAATTATTAGATTCCTCTAGTTTTAGAGGATAGGGGCAGCAAAGCGAGAGTGGAACTGCCCCGACCCGGGATCATTATGGAAAAAGAATTTATAGAATTGTTTAAAGGATATGAAGGTGACTTCGGCATAGCAGATATGTCTAACACTTCAATAGACTCCGATAAAAATAAAATTAAACCAAATTATGAATGGGCAGGTCGCCCAATAACAGACAAAGATTATTTAGATCATTTATCCGGTAAAAAATCAATTGGAATTCAACCATGCAGAATAGATAAGACTGTCCAGTTTGGGTGTATTGATGTTGACCCACCTGACTATGGTGCATTTAAAATAGAAAATTATTTAGCCTCAATTCAACAGCACAAACTTCCTATAGTCCCAATTTTATCTAAAAGTGGAGGGCTACATTGTTATGTATTTTTAAAAGAACCTATTCCAACTATTGATTTAATAGAGGCATTAAAAGCTTTTCTACTTCCTCTAGGATTAAAACCTACTACTGAGGTTTTTCCTAAACAGAAAGAACTACAGAAAGATGATAAAGGAGACATAAAACCAGGAAACTTTATTAACCTACCCTACTATAATAATGGAAGTTCCAACCGATATGCGATAGATAAAAATAATTCTAAACTATCATTCGAAGAATTTATAAAATTTGCCAACGAATCTAAAGTAGACAATGAAACTTTAACTAAACTTGTAGAAGAAGCTCATAGAAATATATTACTCGGTACCGATCCAGAATTTGAGGATGGTCCTCCATGTCTAGCACTATGTTCTAAAACTAAACTAGATGATGGCAGAGATCGGTTTATGTATAACTATATGGTCTTTGCTAAAAAAAAATACAAAGATAAATGGCCTGATCAAGTATCAAAAGCAAACTATAGTTATCTAGACGACCCTTGGGATAAAGCAAAACTAGACTCTAAAATTAAAGCATGGAAAGGAGATACGGCAGGACATACCTGTTATGAAGATCCAATTCAAGATAAATGTCTACGAAGTGTTTGTTATAAAAGACCTTTCGGAGTTAAGTCCGATAAAAATAATGCTTTTCCTGAAATTACAGATTTTCAAGTAATAAAATATGCGGAACCTGAATATAGATTCAACGTTGTCATGCCTAATGATGATAAAATTGGAGTTGTAATTCCTAATCTTAAATCAATGACAATACAGGGCGAACTTTTAAGGTTAATATGGTCTCAGACATTTATTAAATTTGACACTTTAAAACCAAAAGTATTTGACGCCAAACTTAATGAATGGAGTAAAAATATTCAAAAGATTACTCCACCTAAAGGAACTCAAATTGATGATCGATTAGCAGAAGAATTATATCAATACTGTATTAATGGCCCACCGGCTCCTCAAAGAAAACAACTTCATCTTGGATCGTGTTTTACCGAAGCAGGATTTCATTACTTTAGATGGAATTCCTTCGTTGAACACCTAGGAAGTAGTTGGAAAATACCAGAAGAAAAAATTGGACAAATATTAAGAGACAAATGTCATGTCGAATTTAATTATTCATTCAACGTGGATGGTAAGACTCTGAAAGTATGTAAGGTAGCACAATTACATACTGATCTGATAGAACATACACCCGTAGAAAGAAAAGGAACAAACTATTAATGGCTAGATATAAAGTAATAGGTCCTCCAGGGACCGGAAAAACACGAAGACTTTTAAATGAAGTACACAAATATGTTCAACAAGGCACTCCATTAGACCAGATAGGATATTTTGCATTCACTCGTAAGGCGGCCGGCGAAGCTCGAGATAGATTTCTTGATAAGAACGAAAACCTAACCAAAAAAGATATAAAATATTTCCAAACCCTTCATTCGTTAGCTTTTAATAATCTTGGATTAAAAGAAGAAAATGTTATGCAAGAAGGAAACTATCTTTCAATTGGAGAAACCTGTGGTATTCAAATTAAATATGCATCTTATGAGACTAATAACTTCAATGGAATCTTTTCATCAAACAGTGAATATCTAAGTTTAATTAACGTAGCCAGAGTCAAACAAATTTCTACAGAAAAACAATTTGCTTTAAATGAACACTTAACTTGGATTAGTAAGCCTAAGATTATAGCAATTGAAAAAGAAATAAACAATTATAAAAAAATATATGGTCTAATTGATTTTACAGATATGATTCAAAGATTTTTGGATAAAGGAAAGTCCCCTAAATTTAAAGTTATATTTGTTGATGAAGCACAAGATTTATCTTTAATTCAATGGTCGATGATTAAAAAGATTGAAGAAGAAACTCAATGTGATGTATGGATAGCAGGAGATGATGACCAGACTATCTTTGGCTGGGCAGGCGCCGATGTTAATTCATTTATTAAATGGCAAGCTAGAAACATTGCATTAACAAAATCTGAAAGAGTACCTCGTTTAATTCAAACGAAAGCTTTAAATATTATTCAACGGATTTATTTTAACCGAATCCCTAAAGATTATTTACCCAAAGATACTGAAGGAAATATTTATCAACGATATAAAATAAATGACATTGATATGACTAAAGGAGACTGGTTAATCCTCACTAGAACCAAATCATTATGGAAACCAATCCCTCCTTTTCTAAAAAGAAAAGGATTATATTTTAATACGGTGGAAGGAAATAGTATAGGAAAAACTTTATACGAAGACATTCAAACCTGGAATGAGCTTGTACAAGGCTTAACACCACCAGATATAAAAAGACAAAGACTAGAAGAACTTACAGGCGAAAAAAATTTTAATATTAATCTTAGTTGGGACCAAGCTTTTAAAAACGTTGCACTTGCTAAACGAGATTACATGAGAGCCATGATTAATAATGAAGAAGATTTATCTAAACCTCCACGAATAAAAGTTTCAACGATTCACGGAGCTAAAGGTGGAGAGGCAACTAATGTAGTTTTATTTTTAAATCAAACGGCGAATACTATCAAAGGTTCTAAAAAATCTCCAGCAAAAGAAGAAGAAGAATTTA